GTCCCTGCGAGACCTTTGTGCTTCCTACCTGGAGCGCCAGGCAAAGGACCCTAAGGCTCAGATTCCTACTACCTCCGTAGGAACTCTCCAATTCTGGTCCTCGCAGTTCCATTGGAGGAACCGGATTGACGCATATGACCTAAAGCTCGCCGAAAGGCAAATCGAACTCCATGCGGACAGGACTCTTCAGCTACGAGCTAAGTGGGCCAAGCTCGTTGAGGAAGAGATGGAGAAATTGCATGACGAGTTGGTTGCCGGCCAAGCTAAGGTAGGTACTATCGCTGACCGGCAAGCTGCCATGCTGACTTTAGACAAGGGCATTCGACTAGCTTGTTCCCTCCTAGGTTCCCCCCTCACCGACTCCCGAACCGAGCTGACTGGAAAAGGAGGTGAACCGATCCGTGCCGACCTCCGATGTCTCTTTAGAGGAACCATTGACGACCTCCTTACTGGACTTGATGCCCTCGGAGCTGGAAGCTTTGAAGGAGAACCTGACTCCTACTCGGCAGAAGGGGTTAGAGGCGGCCAGAAAACATTACCGGCTAGTGCCTCCGACGATTCAGCAAGCGATTGAAAGCCCTTCCTATTTCGATCTAGACCGACAGGCTTGCTCAGCGGTTAAGCGCACTCTCTACGAGCTTTTTGCCCCGGGTGGTTCCTACCATGAGGCCGCTCTTTATTGGGGTATCGGGGCTGGGAAGTCTTTCCTCTGTTCCGTGGCTCTAGCCTACATGATCTATCGAACCCTCTGTCTTAGAGACCCCCAGGCTTACTATGGCTTGGCTCCCGGTTCCCAGATTGTCTTCACCAACTTCTCCGTCAATGCCACTCAAGCGGAGAGGGTAGTCTTCTCGGAGTTGGCTCGCAGAATCGATCATGCTCCTTGCTTCCAAGGACCGGGGTTCCAGCGGGACAGGAAGCTACAATCCGAACTCCGCTGGACGGAGCAGAATGTGGTAGCCTTTCCGGGGAACTCCCGAGAGACTTCAGCGCTAGGTTACAACGTCCTCGGAGCAGTGGTTGATGAGGCCTCTTGGCTAGAGGTAGTAGAGCGTTCTCTCCGCCAGGCTGGTCGGACTCGACAAGGCCAGTACGATGCCGCCGAGGAGCTGTACTATACCCTCTCTGAGAGGATGCTCTCCCGAGGGAACCTGAACTGGCAGCGTCATTCATTGTTCCTCTTGATCTCTTCGCCTCGGTATGTCGGTGACTTCATTGCTCGAAAGATGCGGGAAGCGGAAGTCAATTCTACTGTCTACGCTTCTCGACTGCCTAGCTGGGAAGGGGCTCCAGCGGCGAGGCTTTCTGGAGTTACCTTTTCCCATCCCCTCTGTGGGGAAGTTCCTATAGAATACCAAGAGCAGTTCCTCCGGGACCCTGATAGGGCTGCCCGCGACCTGGGTGCGGTCCCTAGTGAGGCCATCGGAGGATATCTATCAGCATCTGTGGTGTTGGCAGCGGTAGACCTAGGCCGCTCGGTAGAGCACACCATAGCCGATATAGACTCATTGCCGAGTTGGTTGGTGCCGGTGCCTACCGCCGCCTATTACCTCCATGTCGACTTGGGTCTCAAGCGGGATGCCGCCGGGGTGGGGATGGCTCATTGCGAGTTAGGTGGTTCAGTGGTAGTGGATTATGCTTGGCGGTTGACAGCAGAGCAATACGGTGGAGAGGTGGATTTTGAGGCCATCCGGCAGTTGGTCCTAGACCTAAGGCAAGCGGGGTTCTCTATCCGCCAGGTAACTTATGACGGCTGGCAGTCAGCGGATTCACTTCAGCAACTTCGGCGGGCCGGTTTCCAGGCGGAGGTGTTCTCAGTGGATCGGGATCTTGAGGCCTATGATACCTTCAAGGAATTACTTCATACCAACCGGGTTTCCCTCCCTGACTTCTCGCCTTTGATCCAAGAACTGTGTCAGCTAGAACTCATCCAGGGTAAGAAAGTCGACCACCCGCCCCGGGGGAGTAAAGATGTGGCTGATGGAGTGGCCGGAGCTGTCTTCGCTGCACTGATAGGAAGGTCTGTTAGCGGGTTTTCCATGGTGGTGGATGGAGTGGACCTGGTCGAAGCACCTTCCCTTGAGGCCAAGGAGGAGGCGCCGGGAGGGTATCGGGTGGTACCGGTACCTGGAGTGCTAGCACCGGATTTGACGCCGGTAGAGCAGGTGGATTGGTTACGTCAGAAGATTCGCACAGCTAGAGGAGAACGCTAATACGCAAGCAAAACCAGCCCACGCGTTGGATTACGGTCCAAGGCAAGCGAGTGCCTATTACAGCCCCCACCGGTCGTTCCCGGCGTTACGTGGGGCCACCGCAAGTCGCATCTGCTGCCATGGTGGGTAGTTCTACGGTAGACGAAGCTGTGGAGCACGCTTTTGCCACTTACCCGAAGGTGCATCCCAGCACTCCGCACTCTCAACTAGTAAGCGAAATCGTCAGTGCTTGGTTAACTGCCGGTACGCGTCTGGGTGCCAAGGCCACGCCGGAGCAACGCGGCCAGTTGGCCCACGCTTTCTTCAATCGCCTGAAGCAGATTCTAGGTGAGTCGAAGGTGGCAGAGTTGCATGACGCGATAGTGGAGGAACTCTAATGGCTGAAGGTTATCTGGCACTTTTCACCGGTCTAGCCCTAACCCTGGGCGGCCTGTGGCTCTTCACCAAGAACCTCTGGCGGCTTTTTCGCTACGGGGAATATGGTGTGGTGGAGGTGGTGCTGGCGGTGGTCATGCTAGCGGCGGGGTTGACGATTCTAGTAGGAGGAGCAAGATAGTGACTAGTCTGGAGAAGCAGGACAAGCCCCTCCGCTGGGTCACAGTGAAGGGTAGGCGGGTCCCCATTGTGGCACCGAAGGACCGTAGGGTCCCAACCCACGACCAGGCCCTGATTGACCGTGCCGTAAAAGAATTTGGCGTTACTGATGATCCCCGCAAGTGCGGGTTTATACTCCCGGACGGTCGCATGCTAGACTTCGGAGATCAAGGGGATTGGAGCGGGCAGCACGCAAAAATAGCAATCCTCTACGACCCGGAGTTCGTCGAGGGTGAAGAAGAATTCTTGGATCTCGCATTGCAGGCGGTGCTCGATTTCCAGAGCCATACGGGTGCCGTGCGATTTGCGAGTGGCGGGCGTGGTCAGGTTGCTGCGGAGTTTCGGGGTCTGCCCACCCCGGAGCAGTGGTCTGCGATTGACGAAAGTGCTAAGTGGGCTCGGGAGTATAGCGTAGATTATCGCCACAGTGAGTCTGACAAGGTATTGGTTTCAGAGGTTCTGGAATCACCGTCGTCAGTGCAGTTGCAATTGCTACGAAGGTGGATTGAGTATTACGAAGGCCAAGGACCTAAGCCTACTCGCGAATTCACCAAGTTGTCGAAGCAACAGAAACCCTCACGTTGGGTCACGGTCGAGAGCCGACGGATTCCCATCATGCCCCGCAGGGGTGGTAAGGATTAGACTCTGGCAACAACTCCAAAAAGCGGCCTTCGCGACCACCTCGGTTCGACCCAAGGCGGAACCTCGCCCGGGTGTCTCCTTGTCCTCCGTCTTACAAGGTGCGACTCCTAGCCGTCCTCCCTACCGGGGCACCCCTATTGGTTCTGACTTGCTGAACCGGCTGGGGAATGCTGCACCGGTCCTGTGGTCGGTTATCCGTACCGTCCGGGAGTTCGTAGCCATTGCGGACTGGTCGGTGGTTCCCGACACCGACTTCATCAAGACGGAATTGACTCGCTGGCGGGAGTTCACCCTAGTCTCACTAAACCCCTTCGGCATCGTTGCGGAGTTCGAAAGCCACCAGATTCCTCCTGCCTGGCAAGACCGCATCCGCAAAGACTTAGCGAAGCTGGGCAACCCGCAAGACGACCTGGGCCGCGAACGTGCCCGGAAGCAGGCCATTACCCTCTTCGATATCTATAGCCGCCTAGTGGACCAATCCACTGCCGGGCATTGCGCCGAGGTAAGAAAGCTCCTGGAGCAGCCCAATAACGACTCCGAACTCTCCTGGCGGGCTCTAATGAAGCGGGTAATCACAGATGTGCTGGTGTATGACGCTGGGGCTGTCGTCAAGGGTCGAGCACGCGGTTCGGAGAAAGTGGTAGAACTTTACGATCTTCCTGGAGAGGAGGTTCGGCGTTGGATCAACCCGGACCGCTCTACTCCCCAGCCACCCGACCCAGCTTACGAATGGTGGCTAGAGGGGAGGCCGGTTCCCGATGGTAAGTTCACTAACAATGACCTCATCTACATTATGGCGAATCCCCAGAAGGACGGTTATGGGATGTCGCCAGTGGAAGTCATCCGGTACATCGTCGGTTCCCAACTAGAGGGCGACCGGTTCAATATCGACCTAATGCGGAAGTACGACACCCCGCCGACTATCCTCAATCTAGGAAACGTCTCCGAAGCCCAGCGCCAGCAGGTCCAGGCTCAGTGGCGCTCCCGCTCTATGGGCGAGCACTTTCAGACGATGTTCGTCAACCTCCCGATAGGCGAGTTCGACGTGAAGCAACTCAAGACCATCCTCCCTGCTGATGTCCAGTGGAAGGAGTGGGACCGGCGCTGCATTGCCATCATCTGTATGGTCTTTGGCCTCTCACCCCAGGATATTGGGGTAGTTCTAGACTTCCATCGGACGACCGCCGAGAAGCAGGCGGAGCTTACCCAGTCTCGGGGCATCCGGTCGGTGGCTTCTCTAGTTGCTGCCTACTTCAATGCCGAGTTGGTGAAGAAGGAATTCTACCGAGACATCAAGTTTGCTTGGAAGGGGATGGAAGGAGCCGTAGATCCCCAGCAAGATGCCAACATCGACTGGGGGGACATGACGCGAGGAGTCATCACTATCGACGACCGCCGCGCCAAACGGGGGCTACCCCCTATCGAAGGGGGAGATGTTGCAACTGTCTCCTCTGGCATGGGATTTGTTCCAGTAGACCGCTTTGCCCAGTACAAGCGGGAGCAGTCGCAGGGACCAGAGGAAGGTGGCATGGGGAACGAGGGTGGCGAGACCCCTACTACTGCCTTCGACACTTTTGTCGGCCTGGGTGAAGAAGAGGCGAAACCTATCTACGCGGAGATCGGTAACCCCTTCGCCGAGCAACAAAAACCGGGTGGGGTTGCTGGAGGGGGGACCACTCCAAAGTCAGCTGAGAAATCCCTGGAAGGTACCGGTGGCAACTTAGCCAAGGCCCAAACCTACTGGCGGCGCCGGCAGGCTGAGATTCAACGCGAACTCGACGTGGGGAATGTCGAGGCAGCGCAGCGGAAGGTGGACATTCTAGCCTACAACCTCCGCAAAGCCGCGGGCAGCGAACCGGAGCAAGACGACTTCCTCCGGGCAGTACTGGACTGGGCAGCAGAGTTGCGGCGGAAGATTGCGGAGACGTTGGATGAGGAGTTGGGTAATGAGTGAACAAGGTAAACCAATTCGATGGGTTACGGTCAAGGGTAAGCGAGTACCTGTGTCTCCACCTGGGGGCAAACCCTGTTATCAGTGTGGGAAGAGGACTATAGGCGGGGCTTGGACGATGGGTTTTAACCTGCCTGAGGGCTACACTATCTGTCAGCGATGTGCTAAGAAGGCACTGGAGAGAGTGAGTGAATAAGCAGGACCGGCCAATTCGGTGGGTAACGGTTGGAGGGAAGGGAGGGAAGCGGGTTCCCATCACTGCGCCTCAGGCCCGTGTCCAGACCTCCGCTACGGTAGGCGACTTTTTGGCCGGTCGCAAGTCAGCTCGTATAGGCAGGCTGCAGCGCAAGGACACCGGTGCTGAAGCCGATATCTATCTTACCCCAGATACCTCTGCGTCAGGTGCTTGGAACTACACACTTAGGGGCAAAGATGAGAAGGGTAAGGACTGGTCTTCGCGCATTCGTACCCAGGTGCGTACAGACCAAACCTTGGCTCAGGCAATCGAATGGTTAGATAAGGAATATTTGAATATGGACGAACCCGGCACTTATGAAGTCACTTTGGATCCTCAAGCAGGACGTGCTAAACCAGTTGTAGCCGAACCTGATGCTATGCCAGGGCGCTGGAGGGCTGAGTTTGCGTCCTATCAGAAGAAGCGCCACTTGCTTCCGAACCAGGAGTATCGCATGGTGCAGTTACAGGCCTGCATCAATGCCGACCCCAAGAAATTTCCCGTGGGTGCTGGGGTGGGGTGGAAGGCAGTGCGAGGTCAGATCAACCGGGGATACCGGGTAATCGAAGTGGATGTTCCTAACAAGCTAGCCCGCATCAGATCCATAGCGGAAACTGGCATCACGGAAACTGGTGGGTCGGGGGTTGTGGGTAGTACACAAGTAGTTCCAATGGGGGATCTAATACGGGACCGCAAGTACGATAGAGAGGTACGTGGTGAGTGATGCGAATGGTAACAATTCGAAAAGGCAATAAGTCGCTCCATCCCATTCTGGCACAGCTAGCTCGGTTGCGGGTTGAGTACTGTAGCACCGAGGATGAGGGGCGGAAGCGGGAGCTGGAGCGGCGGTACGAGACTTTGGTAGACGGCCTACCGAAGGACGTGCAGTCCTTCCATAGGGGTCTGGTGGGAGGAGATGTGGTCTAGTGGCTCAAGGGGAGAAGCCAATTCGGTGGGTGACGGTCAGGGGTAAGCGGGTACCGGTTACTGCGCCTAAGGGACGCAAAAGAGGGGCTTCGGTACTGAATAGCGACATGCCAGTCCGGTCAGATAGGCCAGATTTGGTTGAGACAGTGCAAAGTCTCTATGAGACCGTAAGTAGAACCTTCGGCATGAGATTCGTTCCTGGAGTTTGGTACTTGGACGACCGGAAGAGCTTCCACGAAAAGGCTTTGGACCTGGGGATACTTGTAGAGAGCGTACCAAGAAGGGGTATGTATTTCGCAGATCGGAATGAAATTCTAGTCACGGGCCCGCGTGGGTGGCTAGATTGGACCCCCAGGCAAGCCACTGCTGCTAGTTTCTATGCGGTGACCCATGAGCTAATCCATGCATCTGACGCCGGGAGGGAGATAAGGGAGCGGTACAAGAAATCTGAAGTAGAGGCTTTCACGGAGTTTCTTACTCGGCGATTCTTGGCAGACACCCACCCGGAGTGGTTGTCGGTTGCGGGAATTACGGCTGGTCTTCATGGCGGAGCATATAGTAATGAACTAATGGCATTGGTCGAGGTGCTATTGAAGGACTCTGGAGGAGACGAGGAACAAGCGGTGCGGCTGGCGGACGAGTTCTACGAGGATATGTCCAAGCGGGGATTCTCAGACAAGGTGAGGGAGTTGTCGGGGCCAGAATGGCTCCAACCTAGTATATCTCTACCGGAGATGCCCGCTAAACTCATCCGCCGAATCCTCTATGGACCTCACTGGGAAGAGACTCTACAGAAGCCCCGAAGGAGGGAAGGTGAACCGCCTCCTTCGTAAAATCTCCGCCGCCGAGTTGGACCGTGTCCGCGCCAAGCTCCGCCGCGACGCTGCCCTAACCGCCGACGAATACGCCCCGACCTTCCTCCCGGACAAGGCTCGCCAGACCTTCCGGCTACAGATGGAGGTGGAACTCCTTCGTGGCTTGGAGGAGATTCTCCGTCGGCCAGGTCGAGGTCCCAAGGGGACTATCGGTCGGCAGCGGATGCGGCGGGCAGTCAGCGAGTTGGTCTATTCCTGGCAGGTAGGGCTCGTTCCCGAGGCCCTAATGCTCGAAGTCCAGGCTGACTTCGGTACCCGGCTCCGAGGACTCGTTAGTAGCTATGAAACGGGGACTATTGACTTCCCGCAGCTCCAACGGCAGGCTCGGAGTCTAGTTCGGGCAGTTTACCCGACAGTTTACCGACTAGGGAGGCTTGCAGCTGAGGCGCAGGCTCGGTTGGTTCCCACACAGCCCTTGCCGGCTACCGACCTAACTCGGGCGGTCAAGCTTACACCCCGCGAGGGTGCGACCATCTACGATGAAATCGACGAGGAGCTGGACTTCCTCGACGGGTTCCTCGCCGAACTCCAGCGCCGAAAGGAAACCGGAGAAGCTTTTGGGACCTATGCTAATTGGCGGGCTAACCTCTATACTCAAGCCCTTCGGCCACTTTTCTACTGGGGCCTCCTGGGAAATGTAGGGGCTAAGGATTCGATCTACTGGCGGGTCTATCCCCCGGCGGAGCACTGCCAGGACTGTGTGGAGATTGCGGCGAGGAGTCCTTATACCCGAGCGACCTTACCTACAGTACCCGGGCGGGGGGATACGCAATGTTTGAGCAACTGTCGGTGCCGGTTGGACATTGTGAAAGGAGGTTGAATGAACTATGCCCTATGCTTCTATAACAGATCTGCCGGAGAATCTACGCGGTCTTCTACCTCGGCACGCCCAGGAGATCTACCGCTCGGTCTTCAACTCCGCGCTGGAGCAATATGGTGAGGAGGAGCGGGCAGCGAAGGTGGCTTGGGCAGCGGTGAAGGGGAAGTATCGGAAGGACGTGAAGACTGGGCAGTGGGTGCAGAAGTTTATGGCTGTTAGCAAAGGAGGATTGGTGAAGGTGAGTTCTCAGGGTGGAAAGAAACCTGTGAAGTGGATTACTGTTGCGGGAAAAAGGGTGCCGATAACCATTCCCCAGGGAGGTCAAGAGGGAGAGAATGCCATATCTATCAAGCAGGTAGAGGATGCTATCTATGATCAGATACCTCTACTTAGGAATCCGACCACGCAGAAGCAGGCAATACAGACCATATCAAGGTTGATGGAGGAATTGGAGCAGCGCGAACGTCTGGTCTCGCCACGAAGGGAGGGTCTGATATAACCCGGGCAGTGGGTAGGAAAGTCTATGGTTGTTAGTGAAGGAGGATTGGTGAAGATGAGTTCTCAGGGTGGAAAGAAACCTGTGAAATGGATTACCGTAGGAGGGCGCCGAATTCCTATCGAGCCTCCTGAGGCCGCATGGGTGGAAAGGCCAGCCGCTCGTACCGAGAAGCAGAAAGAGATCAACTACTTGATGGACCTGTACTATGCTACGAGGAATGAGCGAGATGCCTTGAAGGAGGAATTACGAAGGGCGAAGGCAGCACAGGTACATGAGATTAAACCCGTTGATTCCCCTAGTAAGGAGTGACCAGAATGATCCCTGAACCCCAGGGCAGTGGGTGGAGAAGTTCATAGTTGTTGCCGGACGGCGAATAGCAAAGACCTAAAGGAGATGGTCTAATGATCCCCGAACCATTACGCAACGAAGTGAAGACAGCAGTGGCGCAACTTGCCGACTGCGCTTGTCAGGACGAGAAGCTGGGATGGGCTGACCTGCTCTTGGGTCTACACCGCCTAGCGCAGACAGCTCAGGGCCGCTCCCAGCTCACCGTCGAGTTCGACGGCAACCGGATTCTAAGCGTGTCGATGGGGCAGTGGCAGGAGCAGAAGAAGGAGTATTGAGAATAAGGACGTGCAGTTGATCCCATGAGGAAGTCAATTCGATGGGTTACCATTGAAGGTAAGCGAGTACCTATCCGAGTATTGGAGGAAAGTCCTAAAAGGACTCCTGGTTGGTTATCGGTAATGGATTTGAATACATTTGATGATTTGACACGAGTAATGGTGAGTACTACGTTACAGTGGGCGCGAGATGAACTTGGGGTTGTGGTGGATGAGAAATCCCAATTCCGTATATTGGGTTCGTGGGAAACTAAACGCCGACATGGTCAACGTCCCAATGATTTCGATTTGGAACTCAGAGTGGCTGACGTGAAGCCATACGAGGGTAAATCCATGTTGGGTCGCGATGTATTAGGTTATAAGATTGATTTGGTTTTGTCTGATGGAAAACGTCGATTGGTTTCAATGCAGAGTACTCCTCAGATGGTTCGTATGACACCAATTAGACGAGCACAGACTTCATCTAAGGGATGGTAATGCGCAAATTCTTCAACCGCGAACTCAAAGCCGAACCTCGACCCAAACCCGACAACCCTGAGGTCTATGAAGTAGAAGCCGAGGGGGTTACGCTTGATGCCCGTAGGGATATCCTAGACCGAGCCATACGGGGTAGTTCGGTGACCTTGTTGGTCCCCGATTTACCCTGGCTCAAAAAGAAGAGGAGAAAGGGAAGATGATAGCGACACCGCAGATGATAGTCTGTCCGTCGTGCCAACGGGAAGTGACTCTACGAGGAGTCGACGCTTCGAACTGCGGGTGGTGTATGGCAGCACTTCGGCGGGATGCAGAAACCGGTAAGTGGAGAGTGGAGGTCCCGGCCCATCCTGAGAGGCTCAAGGAGCTGCAGGAACAAGGACCCCTTCAACCTATCCCGGTTTATACTTCAACTCAGCAGGCGCAGGAGCACCAGACCTTAGAGGAGATACGACTCCGGCAGGCGTCCCCGAGTTCGATAGCCCCAGAGTCGGCAGTGCCTGTCCAGCTACCGCCTCCTATGCGGGGACCAGTCCTCGAAGAGCCGACACTAGTTACTACTGGTAAGAAGGCACTGTCTACTTCGGCCTCACCGACAATCGAACCTGGAGAGGGGGTACAGGTATTCCAGCTGGCGGCCTCGCTAGGAGTGGAAAGCTCTAGGCTTACCGACTTGGCGAGACAGGAGGGGTTCTTTGGAGGAGGGAAAGGGAGCCACCTCCGTAAGCTTACCCCAGAGCAGGTGTCTCGACTCACCGAAATGGTAAAGACTCAATAGTCTCAAGGATAACTTGACTTGAGTAGGAAACCACCATACAATGACTGCTTAGACCATGTGAGGAGGTTTGTCGTAATGGCAGAAGTTACTGGTTTGCCGATTTGGTTTGGAGAGGGACAGGACTTTGTGCTGCCACTGTCTATTACCAAGATAGACCCGGTAAAGCGCACCGTGGATATGGTGGGTACCAGTGAGAAGGACGATAAGCAGGGCGATGCCATGGACTATGGGGGGAGTGTGGAGGCCTTTGCCACTTGGGCAGGGAACATCCGCGAGATGCACCAGCCCAAGGCAGTAGGCAAACGTGTCTACCAGGAGTTCGACAATGAGGCAAAGCTAGTTAGGGTAGGGGCTTATATCTCCACCGGGGCTGAGGATACTTGGCAGAAGATTCTGGACGGCACCCTCCGTGGGGCTAGTATTGGGGGCAAGGCGCTGGAGACGGTGAAGGAAGTGAGAAAGCTAGCTGATGGGACAGAGAAATCGGTACGTCGAGTCCTGAAGTATCAGCTTAACGAACTCTCCTTAGTGGACAACCCGGCCAACCCCGACTGTGTGATTACCCTAGTAAAGATGGCGGAAGACGGTAGCTTGACACAGACGGAGGTAGTGGAGGAAGTGCAGAAAGGTCCCTTAGATATGCTCCCAGCTGACCGCACAGCCTCAGTCCAATCGGTCTATCTATGTCCAGCATGCGGTTACCGTTCTCCACCGGAACTCATTCCTGCCGACAAACATCCGATTCGGTCCTGCCCGGACTGCTCTGAGGTATTAATGGTGGTACAAAACCCCCATCCAAACCTGGAACCTTCTACGGTGGGGTCGAACAATCCGCCTCAGGTCGTACGGGAGCGGCTGCAGTCCCCGGGAAAGTTTGGAGTCCAGCCAGATGCGAGTGCTGCCATGGAGGCTGAGCTTCTGGGAGTGGGTCCCTTGACAGGTGCGATGGGGCCGGAAGATCTATTGAAGGGTTGGCTCCCTGAGGGTACTACCCAAACCGACCTCGACGACGGCGACTTTCTAGCCCTCTCTGATAAGTACAAGGCAGGCGAGGCTAGCAAGTCTGAGGGCCGGAAGCTCCCTTACAAGGTCCACGGTAGCGTCTCCCCCGAAGGTTGGATGGCAGCCTATAAGGTACTGATGGGAGGGCACGGGGGAGCGGAATTGGGGGAAGGCTGGCCGAGCAAAGAGGAGTGCCTCAGTAAGTTGGAAGCCAACAAGCCGAAGGGGATAGAGAAGAATCCGGACGGCACCTACAGCTACAGCGAGGGTCACTTAGGCACCGCACGGTGCAAAGGGGCAGTAGGTCCGGCGCATCCAAAGCGAGGGAGTATCGGTGAGAGGGATTCGATCCGGGACGACTTGACTAGGTCTGTGGTAGTCCGTCGTTACAATCCGGCGAAGCTTACGTTGCTGGAGAAAGGCAACGGGGTGAAGATCTATAAGGTTGGTGGCCCAGAGAAACCGCTTAGGTGGATTACAGTTGGGAATTAGGACATCCAAGGAGGTTCGCAACATGGCCGATGAAAACCTTGACAAGCAAGTTGCATCCACACTAGTTACTGGACTACAGACCCGGCGGGAGGACCTAACCACTCCTGCCCAGGATGAGTCCCGCAGGTTGAAGCCGCCGAAGCCGAAGAAGCGGCGCTGGAAGGTAAGCCTGCCGGAACAAGAGGAAGAGGACTTGGAAGAGGAGGGCGAAGACGAGGAGGAGGAAGAGCACCGCCCTTCCTATGGCCGGAGCAAAAAGAAGGAGGTAGGCAAGATGGCAACTGAGTTTGCCCTAATCAAGCTGGATGACCTAGAGAGTATTGAGTTCGATGGTGAGGATGCCCAGGTGGTAGTGAAACAGGGGACCAAGTTTCCGGTCTTCGAGGTGGAGGGCACCGAGGACGCTGGAGAAGTAGCCAAGGCCTTACTGAGTGGCTTGGACCTCCTGGAGAAGCAATACAGTGGTACTGATGAGCCAGATGACCTAGCCAAGGTTGGGCCAGCGCAGGTCACCATGGAGGATCTTCACAGCGTTGTGGAGAAGCTTTCCCAGGTTACTGAGTCCATCGAAAAGTTTGCCAATTCACCCCGACCGCGCCCGCAGCTAGTACAACCTGGTCTGGAGAAGAGACTCGCAGCTGACACCGCAGAACAGATAACACCCGAGAAGCAGGCACTGTACAAGAGCATCGTGGGCAAGGAAGGGGCTACACACGACGAGGCTATGATGACCGTTCAGGGTTGGGTAGACACCGGCGACATTGTGGATGGTGTCAAGAACCAGCTCCGCGAGCGGTTCCTACAGTCGGAATTCCGCCCGTAGGCTTAGCCCGTCGCATCCTAGAAAGGAAAGGAGGTTAGAAACACGTGAACACGCAAGCACCTATGTCCACTTCCGAGATTCACATGCTTCTCGGAAAGATGGATGATCTATCCAAGCAAATCACCACTACAGCCGTTACTGGTTTGCAACTACGGCGCGAGGACCTACAGGCACAGATGGCGATCATGGCTCCGGTGGACACACCGGTCCGCAACCGCCTGAAGCGTATCAAGGGACAAGGGGGTGCCCACGATTGGTACCAACTGACGCCGACCACCTATGCTCAGGGTAGCTTCCTGGGTGCCGGCCCGGCGCAGACCTTCTTCGCCGCCGGTGGTCTGCCTACCCTGATTCTGCCAAACTTGAACCGACTCTCCGCCCCGTACAAGATACTAGGCGACCTGATTTCGGTGACTTGGCACGACCAGGCAGCGGGCAAGACCTACACCGACATTCGCGCCAACCAGATGCAGACTAAGATGTTGAACACGGCGTTGATTGAAGAGTGGTGTATCCTCAACGGGAACGCGACTACTGCGCCGCTGCAGTTTGATGGGTTGGATGTCATTGTTACCAATACCCTCAACTATGCAACGCCAGCAGCTTACCCGGAGGTGACTGCTGGAAGCATTTATTTGCTCCAGGAATATATCACTCTGGCCTGCCAGCGAATCTCGGTCAATGGCGGCCTAGCTCGGATGGCGGTGTATCCCTACCAGATTCACACCTCGCTGACGAACGTCATCTTGCAGAACATGATGCGAGTGTGGGGGGATCGGTCCGCCTTGGCTGCCATCGGCAGCGGCCTCAGCATTAAGTCCTACGACTTCGGCTGGGGTGAGCTAGACCTGATTCGGAGTCGCTACTGCCCGAACTACAGCTATGGTGCCACGATCTTCATTCTGGATGACCGGACGCTAGATACTGTGAATAACGGTAACATCATTCAGATGGTAGACCTGGAAGCCATTAACTCTGTAGACCTGGGGCTAATCGCGACCTCCTGGCAGACCGTCGTTTACGAAGACACGGTACTTATGGTGTCATGTCCGAACTTCCAGTTCAAGATCATCAACGTAACCGTCTAGCAATGCTGTCAGACGGTCTCGCCTCCCGGAGCCGGGGGCCTTACACCGGTCCCTGGCTCCTAACTTGAGGTGAGGGAAGGCACAATGCGACTGTATTGTAAGTATCCCAATTCGGTAGTGGTCTTGCCCGGTGATACTGAGCGTCGCTATTACCAGCCTGGCTGGCACGAATTTACTGTGGAGCAATACCCACATGTGATGAAGATGAACGCCACTGGTAATGGTTGGCGGCGGCCTACTTGGGAGGAAGCGGTGGCGGGGGACCGAGTAGCCATTGTTCGTGATGCCGGCCTGGGGGACTTCATAATGCTAAGTCCCACCTTGCGAGAATTGAAGCAGCGAGGCCTGGAGGTGATCTTGTACACCTACCCTAAGTTTGCCGATGTCTATGCTGGTACAGGTCTAGTGGATAGCATCCATACCTTTCCCGAGCAATCGCATCCCACCTTCCCAGATTGGATAGCAGACTTCACCTTCGACCTCATCTTTGCCGTGGATGCTTACGACAACCCTGCCACTCGGGATGTCCCTCGGGTTGACCGCTTTGGCATGGTAGTCCTAGGGCGTCCGCCGGAAGACAAGACCATGGAATTTAGCCTCCAGCCCTATGGGGAGGAGAGGGCAGCGGAACTCCTGGCCCCGCTGGGGTCGGAACCCTTTGTAGCCTTCGGCGGCCGTTCCTGGGCGAACTCACTGCGGGGGTGGCCTGCTGATTATATTGAGGAGGCGGCGCGGCTCCTAGATAGGCAGGGTGTTCGCTCGGTTTGGGTGGGGGTTCCCCTGGGACGGGAGCAATCTACTGAAGAACCTACAATCCTGGACCTGCGGGGGCAGACCTCGGGTTCGGTTCATTATCTAGCCGGCATTCTGGCACGGGCAGAGGCAACGGTGACTCCCGATACTGGAATACTCCACCTATCGGCAGTCCTGCGTCGGCCTACACTAGCACTCTTTGGCCCTAGCAATCCTACGGTGCTTACCTGCTACTATGATACCGTAGAGGTGTTGCGGGGTAATGATGTGGTTTCTTGTCCTCCCTGTCTCCAGCATACTGGGAACTGTGAGAAGTGTATGCGAGCTTTGACGCCCCAATCGGTAGTAGGTAAGGTGCAAGAGATGCTGCCATTTCCTCCCCAACTAAGGGCAACCGAGGAGGCAGAATGCCTTACCGCATAGCTAGATTCGGTTGGCTACCTGACCCGCCAGACCATCGAGACTACACGGTGAGCAGTCCTCGGGTGCGCTGCGCCTTCCGCTACATGACTGGCAACTCTAAGGGCATCAAGGAAGGGGTAGAGGCGTTGCCGCCTAGCGTAGACCTACGGGCCAGTGACTCTCCAATAGAGGACCAGGGGCAGTTGGGTTCCTGCACCGCGCACGCGGTGGTAGGAATCGCTGAGCACCTCCAGCGAACCCTGCACAGTCAGCACATTGACGCCAGCCGACGCTTCCTCTATAAGGTCACCCGTTCTTTGTTGGGTTGGACTGGCGACACCGGGGCCTTTCTCCGCAACACTATCCAGGCTATGCGACTTTTCGGTCTCTGCCCCGAGAGCTTCTGGCCCTATGCGGCGGACCAGTTCGACGAGGAGCCGACGGCCTTCTGCTACGCCTTCGCGGGGAACTATCGAGCCATGGTCTATTATCACCTGCAGACGCTGGAGGAGTTGAAACTATCCCTGGCTAAGGGTCTGCCCTTCGCCTTCGGCTTTACCTGCTTTCAGTCGCTGATGACCGAGGCGGTAAACAAGACCGGGGTTATTCCCCCGCCCCTGCCTGGCGAGGAGGTAGTCGGCGGGCATGCAGTGGCGGCGGTAGGTTATGATGATGCGAAAGGAGCCTTACTGATTCGGAACAGTTGGGGGACCGGTTGGGGCGAAGGTGGGTATGGTTGGTTGCCCTATGAATACATCCTCCAAGGTCTGGCCGATGACTGCTGGGCGCTGGGGGAGATGGAGTTCGTGGAGTTGGCGACATAATGGATCTTTGGCTACATATCCCTAACCAGGTGGGGGTAGATGATCTGGCTCGGGCAACAGACCTAGGCTTCACGCATCTAGTCGTTCCCAGCTGCCCGGAGTTGCCAGACCTGGCCGCCTACGCCCGACACCACCATATCCAACTCTATGCTTTGGTGCCGGAGGCGTGGCATCCTCGGCTGAAAGAGGACTATCCCCACCTGGCTTTTCGCAATCACGAGGGTCTGTCGAGCTTTGAGAGCAAGGATCCAGTAGTGCCACCGAACAACTGGCCGTCCTTCTGGAACCCTGAGGCATTGGACCTGATACGGGACCAGTTTGCTAGGGCCGCCGATTTAACTGAAGGTAGCTTGGCGGGCTTTGTTACCACCATCGGTGTCGGCGATGCCTCGGTCATGCCCATTTCCTGGCACCAGCAACCCCATGGGGACCATCGTTCTCAAGAGTACTGGGTCTTTGACGAACATGCCTTGCGAGCTTATGATTCGCTCTACCCCGGAGAACTGCCGGCGGCGCACCCCGAGGAGGATGTGCAGGGTAAGACCTTCTACTTTATTCAACAGGGTATGCTCAGACGTACCGAGGAAGTAGTACGGTTGGCGGCGCTCCAGGCCCCGGAGGTCTGGATGCAGGTAGGTCCTTGGTGCGGCAATGGCTATCGAGACCTAGCTATTGGCTACGGTACCTCCTTGCACTTTGCCTGGTGCCGGTGGGGACATAAGTTCACCCAGCAGACCGGAGTGCCGGTAGGTTGGACAGTTCCCTGGGTCTACGAGTCCCAACGACCGGAGCACCTACGAGCTGTGGCAAACATAGTTCATCCCAACTTGGGAGCAGCGCCTTGCGTAGCTGGTGGGGGTACTAGCGGCTTCGCCTGGCGAGAACACTTGCTTTGGGGCCTCTGCACCGCCTACGAGCAGCGACTCACTGGGTATTGGGCAGAAGCCGACCAGCTGCTCAAGCCCGAGAATGAGAACCGTGCCCGTGAGATTCTAGAGCCGTATTCGTTACTGGCTACTCGTCCGCACCTAGTGCGGCTAGAGCAAAACTAAAGCCGGAAGTCCCGGCTACCGTGGTGGGAAATCCCCACCGCAAAAGGAGAGATGGAAGATGAAGTATCGTACCTTGACAACTGGTCGTAAAGGTTTCACCCTGATTGAGTTGCTGGTGGTGATAGCGATAATCGCTATCCTGGCGGCGATTCTGTTCCCGGTGTTCTCCAAAGCAAAGGCAGCGGGTTGGAAGGCCGCCTGTACGTCGAATGTTTACAACCTGGGAGTGGCCTTCGCGTTATATTCGGCTGACTACGACGGATGTTTTCCGCCGTCGTACAATCCGGTGGACGCAATGTGGAGGAACTGCTGGTTCAATGCCGTCCGGCCCTACGCTGTGACGGAGAAGGTAAATCATTGCAAGATGGTCCCTTCGTTTGTGATAGGTGGCAACAAAAACACTCACAGCGACCATATGGGTGACTATGGCATGAACTTCTGGGCAGGCGGTGTAGATACGGGCAGATTGCCGCGCCCGGACCGGTTGTTCGTGCTGGGCGATGCAACTACCTCGCTCATTACCTGGAGCAGCAATACCACGGCACGGGGAGGCAGAGGAGAGAGCGGCTCAGATGCGGTCAACGGGATACAACCCGCTTACCGCTCTGACGTAGCACCCCCATTCTGCATCAGAGGCTACCACGTGCCTGATGATAATGGAGCAGTACCCGACTATCTGCGGGGTTCTGCTAACGTCCTGTTTGGCGACGGCCATGTGGAGTATCTGAAAGCCTCAGTCTGTAGCGTGGACGGTGGAACTGGTTACGGAGTCCCTCCTATCTGGGAACGACTCGACCCAGACATACTGCCGTCGTGGTACAACTGGATGCAATAGATAGCTGGTGATTGGGGTGGTATTGCTGACCGGCATACCACCCTTATAGGAGATGTTTGGTGTGGACTGCACTCCAGGCATAGATAGGCCCGGACATGCTCAGTTTACCAGGGCAATGATGTCTCACATCAGTATAGGCAGTACCTTTACTACGTGCTTCCGGCCCACGCCCCACAAGGACCTTCACTTGGGCCACGCCTGGACTGCGTGGCATAATTGGCGGTTGGCGGCAAGACAGGGCGGAAAGTTTGTGCTAGTCCTTGACGAAGATCTATTCCGCATCCAGCGGCTGGATAAGGCTCCTGGGTCATTGACACTGAATGAATACGAAGAACGATTTGTCGAAGCATTGGTTTGGTTGGGATGCCCGCCTGACTTCATAGGTAGATCTTCGGAAACACGTGACCTAATGGTAGAATGTGCAGCCTACCTGAACATCAAGGAGCCGCAAATTACCGAACCAGGAAGTAACTTGGGTGTCCTGTGGCGACGGATAGGTAGATTCGGTACTGAGACACTCCAGTACGTGCCTTGGAGTGTGCTATCCTGCGTAGTGGAGCACCGCTTCTTTGGTGTCACTGGCTTTGTAAGGGGGTGGGATTTGGTGGGCGAGGCTTTGTTGTACGACTTTCTGTGTTGCCAGTTGGGTTGGGCGGCACCGGAGCAGTGGTACATTCCAGTTGTGCGGCGAGGATGGACTTTTTTCAAGGAGTCTGTCACAGTAGGAAGCCCTTCCGCCGAGTTTGCCCCCAGTATTCTTGAGCTGAAGCAGGCGGGGGTGACTGGAGAGGAGATCATAGGTACCTTGCGTGAGTTGGATTTCCGTCGAGACCAAGAGAGTCGAGACTGCATAAACATCCCAAACGATATACTCCAAAAACCTACGCGACCCGGCACCATTGCATTTCACCTTGCGGATGCCGAGTCTCCGCTGGCTCAGGATGTGTGCGATCAGATTAGGGGTCGGGAATGAAGTGGAAGTTGCTGCTCATAGCAGGAAGTCTTCTCTGGCCTAAGTCGGTGGTAGCTATGCAAGTAAACCTAGTGCCGGCAATTAGCAATGTTCGCCACGAGTTCATGCCACACCGGATAGGCAGTGAACCTGTCCCCACACTCTACCTCCGTGGTTGTCAGGGCGAACGGGTAAATGGTGCATTCTACATATGCGGCGACCCGTCGGTACGGAAACTCATGGTTGAATCGGATTGGCCGGAGACCTGTGACTTGCGCTGGATTAAGTGGTGGTGGCAGGCTGGCCGCACAGCAATGGAAGCCGACCGTCCCCAATATGTCCCCGAGTTACTGCTGCACGATGGCAACTTAGTGGATTCCAATCCCAAGGAAGTAGTAAACACATATCCAGACATTCCTCGGGACGCCAAGAAGTTGCAGCCGCTGGACTGTGACGATGGGATGTTCATGCCGGGATTCGAGCAAGGCGTGATGCTGACTGTAGCAATCCCTGTTACCCAGAAATCGGGTGAGTATCCGTTCCACCTAAGGATCTCTGCGGGTGGTCAGATGCCGATAATCCTGTCTGTGCAGTTGACTGTCTATCCTTTCGACTTACCTGACCCATCTGTGGACTACAGTATCTTTTACCGTGCTAGGTTGAACGGAGGGGAACCGGGAATTGATCCCGAGTGGCGCACGCCGGCACAGATGCTAGCCGACCTGAGGGACATGGTGGTTCATGGGATAAGGAACCCGGGGACGGCGGTAGGCGAGAGCCAGCTAGACGATGTTCTGGCGCTTCGTCAGGAGGCAGGGTGTAATAATCGCCGATTTCTAACTGGATGCTGTGTGGGGCCGCAGATGTTAAGGGACGATTTTGTTCCCAGTATGCTGCCCCAGTTGGAGGCTGATACTGAAGCCTATGCACGTCGGGTTGTTGCTGAGTGTGAAGGATACGGTGTGGAGCAGGTGTATTCATTTTGCAAGGACGAGGCTAGGGAAGATGGGATAGGAAAGCAATATCCTCTTTGGGTGGCGGCACGGAGGGGCGGCCTGAAGATATATGGAGCAGTATCAGGAATGCCAGAGAAGACCGTCCTTGCTTGCAAGGAAGTACTCCAGGACATAGTTTCGCGTGGTGGGACTTGGCCCGGATGCGAAGCGACTATGGAACTAAGGGCAGCAGGGATAGAAACCTATGTCTATGGGCGGCCCGGTGGGGCGTGCGAGGACCCTGAAGGCTACCGAAGGCAGCAGGGGCTTATGCTCTTCAATAGACCATGGATAGCAGGCAGTATGGAGTATGCCTATATGCACGTTTGGGTGGGCAGCAAGCACCCCTGGGACGACTTCGGCTGCCCGGAGGGCGACCACTTCCGCAGCCACATGTTCGCCTATCCGACGATTGACGGGGTAGTGGATACCCTCCAGTGGGAGGGGTTCGCAGCAGGGGTGAACGACTACCGCTACCTGACGCTGCTCAAGCAGTTAGACCCGGACAACGAGTTCTTGATTCGGGTACGGGATGAAGAGACTGTGGTTGACCTGAATGCGATGCGAGACGAGTGCGCTAGGTTGATTGTAGCCTTGCTGAAGTGAGCAAACTATGCCTCAGCTACATATGATCTGGCCGGAACATCTACTCGACAGCCCTCCTGCTGTCAATCTTGAGCCTGGTTACTTTTTGCGGCAGTTTACGCCGGAGGATGAACCGGGCTGGCTTGCACTCGTGGCTAAAGCTGATGCAGGTTTCGAGGAGTTGACTCGCGATGACCTAGTTGCATTGTTATCTCAGGCCCTGCCTGGTGGTTTCTTTCTGGTGGTCTACCGTCCTACTCAGCAGATTGTGGCCGCTGCCTGCGCTGTTGATAGGGAAGAGGAGCTGCATCCTCAAGGAGGAGAATTGGGAATGCTCGTTGCTGACCCAGCGCATAGCCATCATGGTTTGGGACAAGCAGTAGCCAGTGCAGTGGTGGCTCACTTACTCAGAGCTGGCTATCGTCACATCTATTTGATAACCAGGGATTGGCGATTGCCAGCTATTGTGACCTACTTGCGGTTAGGGTTTGTCCCCTTTATGCATACTGAAGGTATGCAGGAGCGTTGGGCTAAGATATATGACATATTGAGTCAGAATCCAGCGACCAGACCGGAAATGCTCTTGAGGGCGAGGTCTTTATGATACCAAAGATCATGAGTCATGTAGACGATCCCATGGACTACGACCGAGTGGCCTCTACCGGCTGCAATGTCATCTTCAACGGTAATCCTGCTTTCCGGGGGGACACCGGACTTAGTTTCATAGTGCAGCCCCATGTGGGCTGGAGGCCCGGCGTCATCGGGTTCACCTTGGGAGATGATATTCCTATTTCGAAGCTGGAGCAAGCCAACGCGGAGGCGCGGCATTTGGCTGCACTCTATCCCGGGATGGTCTTTCCGGCACTCGTCTCGGCGGTCTATACGCGGTTGCTAGACTACCTAGAGGCACCAACGTATGAAGTCTATCTGCATACCTTCATGGAGCTGGCTCCGATGCTGACGCCGATGCTCTGCCACTATCCGGTTTGGCGGGACAGTTATGATCCGGAACCGTCTGCCCTCCAGCAAACACTGCTGAACTGGCGGCATGACTACTGGTACAATCTTCGGTTGGTAGGTTCGATTGCTGTTCAACACCAGAGGCAATGGTGGATGTGGGTACAGGTGACGGCCCATAGGCTTTACGAATGGGAGTTTCTGCCGATCGGCTTTGATGGAATTATGGCACAGATCTTGGCAGGCTACGCAGCGGGAGCCAGGGGTTTTGGCTATTATGGGTGGAGCGATATCGAAGAGTTTCCAGGCATAAAGCGGAACCCTGAACATGTCAGTGCAATAAATCGGGCACTTTCAGAGCTACTTGAGTCGCAGGAAGGTCCTGAATTATGAGTCTGGACCTATACCGATTGGGAGCAGAAGGTGCGGAATTGCCCGAGGGATTTAGGGGACATATGGTAGTGCCCATTCGAGGAGGACTGGAGGCCCACTCTCCTCGCCCAGGCGAGTATCTTGAAAGAGTAGGGGATCGCGACAAGTTTCTGGCTACGCTCGAACCCAATGATGTAGTCAGCGTTCCGCTATTCGTCGGTGGGGTGGAGGAACCCGGTCCCTTCCCACCAGAACCGCTGCCCGACTACGAAGCACACTTAGCCTTCTTGCGTGAGGTGGCACCGCGTGTGATGGGAATCATTACTGGTAACCATGGCCCGGAGTTGAGCTATAAGCATGTAGGCTGGGTGGATAAGTGGAACGTGCGGCGGATGGCTGCTTTTGTCGAGCAGACGGCCCCGCTAATTGTCGATGCCGGAGCACGGCCTTTCTATGGTACTATCGATTGGGACCTGCTGCACGATGTATACGGTCCTCTGGACTACATGCTTCAGAAGACTATCAATCGCTATAATGGGGTTCAGGTGGTCTTTGTTGGCTTCACCTTGTGTCCAGGTTGCTACATGCAGCCGGATGTGAAGCACTTTGAGGGGGCGCAAGTACAGTTGATCCAGCAGCATGACCCGACAAGTGCTCGGTTCCGACAATACCTAGCACAGGGAGAGTGCTGGTCGGGGATAGGGGGTCGTCTTGGTCTGGAAGCAGGCAACGCGGAGAAGTTGGAAACGCTGGGGTTTAAGGGTGGAATCGTAGGGCTATGAGGATAACCGCGTTCAGACAAAGGCATCCGATGGATTGGGGAGAATGGCTCCTACCTTGTCTCTTGATAGCAGTACTTGCGGCAACAATTTTGGCTTGGGCTTTATTCCGACCCAAGTCTAGGCCCGATGTTGCTGAGTCTTCACCGCCGCAGGATAGAACTGTCTACAACATGCCGCTACGTGACCCTCATGTTCTACGTGTTCCACCATCATATAGCCCGTTGGGGCCGGTGCAGTATAGTAACGAACCGCAAGGAGAGGTGGTC